GATGAAGTGGCTCCATATCGAGCACAAGACGAAGTGGAACGTTTAGGGAATCAACTTGATCCTATCGTTCGCTCGCAAATTGATCAAGAAATTGAACACAAAATTGCTCAAGCGATTGAATTTGCTGAGTCCAGTGAATTTCCGCCACAACAGGAACTGTTGAAATATGTCTACAAATAATCGATCTATATCTTATGTAGAGGCCATTCGAGAGGCCACTGCTATTGAAATGTCTCGTGACAGTAATGTTGTGCTGTTTGGACTTGACGTAGATGATCCAAAAGGCACATTTGGTACAACCAAGGGACTGGTAACGCAGTTTGGTGCTGACCGATGCTTTGGTACTCCGTTAGCCGAAGATGGTATGACTGGTGTTGCTGTTGGCATGGCGCTGGCTGGACTGCGTCCCATACACAATCACTATCGCATGGACTTTGCAGCCTTGGCCATGAATCAACTGATCAATGTGGCTGCCAAAACACATGCCATGTCTGGCGGTGTGCAAAATGTGCCCATGGTGGTGCGTATGCTGATTGGTAAAAGTTGGGGCAATGGATCACAACACACCCAGAGTCTTTACCCGCTGTTTATGAACATACCCGGCATTAAAATCTGTGCGCCCAGCACTCCATATGATGCAAAAGGATGTTTGGAATTTGCTGTGCGTGACAACAATCCTGTGGTCATGGTCGAGCATAGAATGCTGTACTACAGTACCGGCCATGTGCCTGAAGGTGAATTATTGGTTGCACCCGGTAAAGCACGAACACTTGTGCCAGGACATGATGTGACCTTGGTTGGTATCAGTTATCAGGCAGTAGAATGCATGCGAGCACAAAATTATCTTGCAGACATTGGAATCAGTGCAGAAGTTATTGATCCAATTTGGTTGTCTCCGATTGATGTAGACACCATTGAAGCCAGTGTACGCAAAACAAAGAATCTTTTGGTTGTGGATAACGCTTGGACCATGTGTGGTGCTGGTAGTGAAATCATTGCTAGTTTACATGAACGTTTGGGTGACGTTGCTTGGCGTTCTAAGCGTCTAGGATTTGCCCCAACACCATGTCCTACTACTCCGTCTTTGGAGGATCACTTTTATCCCACAGGCCAATCAATTGCTGTTGCCGCAAACGATCTTGTCAAGGGCGGCATTCAGAATTGGTATCCAACTGCCAAGGATGAATTAAAATCTGTTGAATTCAAAGGACCGTTTTGAAAACTGCTGTAATTATTGGCGCCAATAGTGACATTGCCAAAAGCACCATACCATTGCTACAAGAACAATATCATATAGTGGCTGTTGGTCGAGAAACAATCGATCTTGATGATCCCACTAGCGATATGCGCATCGGCATGGTGTTGACTATGGCTGATCCAGATGTGATTGTCAATTGTGCTGGCGTATTTGGAGATAACACATTAGATTATGATACTGTGTTCAATGTGAATTTAAAAAGCAATTGGTCTGTAATTAACTATTATATTAAAAATCCGCCTACTAAATTGATAAGATTTGTCATACTAGGATCAAATGCCTACAAACAAGGACGCAAAAACTTTATACTATACAGCGCCAGTAAAGCGGCGTTGTTTAACATGTGGCAAGGTGCAAGTGAATTTGTTAGCGATAATTTAAAACTGGGATTGATCAATCCGGTTCATGTGCATACTAAAATGGTAGCACATAAACCACACCCAAATCCAGATATTTGTCTGGAACCAATTGATGTTGCAAGAGAGATTATAAATTTATGCGACATGACACAAAGTCGCTACATAGATATGGATTACAAGATTAAGGAGACTGTATGAAAATAGGAGTTATCGGAAAAGGTACCGTGGGTTCGGCGGTGTATGATGGACTTGAGGGACAAGGACATGACATGAGTTTTTATGATCCAAAAATCGAAGGTTCTAAACTCGAAGACATACTAGATACTGAATGTGTATTCTTGAGTGTGCCTACTGACAGCACAGTCGAAGGCGACTGTGATACCAGCATTGTAGAAAAAGTTTGCAAAGAATTAAGTGAAGCACACTACAAAGGACTAGTAGGAATCAAAAGCACAGTTGTTCCTGGAACCACTGACCGGATGAAATTAACTTATCCCACGTTGCGTATGTGTAATGTGCCTGAATTTCTCCGGGCCAAGACTGCATTAGCAGACTTTATTTACAATCACGATGTGTTAGTAATTGGAGTTTATAATGATTCAGATTTTGAGTTGGTGAAAAAGATACATGGTTTTATTCCACGAAATGTGGTTCAGGTGGCACCTATTGAAGCCGAAGTTATCAAATACTTCAATAACGTACATCATGCAGTTACAGTGACTTTTGGTAATATTATCTATGAAGTTTGTCAACGCATTGGTGCTGACTACAACAATGTTTACAATGCCATCATCAAACGTGATTGTATCAATCCTCACTACTTGTTGGTCAATGAAAAATTCCGAGCATTTGGCGGACATTGTTTGCCAAAAGATACTTTGGCACTGAACAACTTGATTAAAAAACTTGGATTAGAGTTTGAAATGATTCAGGCCGCGTTTGATGATAACGAAAGGGTCAAAAATGGCTAAAATTCTAGTCACAGGTGCCAGTGGGTTGCTGGGCACAGAGATTTGTAAACAATTAAAAACAGTCGCAGACAACGAAGTTTGGGCAGTTGACAATCACAGTCGTAGTTCAACTATCCCGCCTTGTGATCAGTTTCGACAAATTGATTTGAATAACAAAGATTCTATCAATACCTTGCCACAAGACTTTGACTACATCTATCACTATGGTGCCATTAACGGTACTAAGAATTTTTACGAGAGACCCAACCAGGTGTTGTCAAACAATTTTATTTGTGACATAAACATGTTTGAGTATGCTAACCGTATTCCAAATCTTAAAAAAATTGTGTACGCCAGCAGTAGTGAAATTGTAAGTGATGATCCTGTTAGTCCAGTGCCCGAACATGCAGACATTGCTATCCGAGACATTCACAATGCTCGTTGGAGTTATAGACTGGCTAAAGTTTGTAGTGAAAACTATTTGGCCAATAGCCGATTACCTTATGTTATGTTGCGTTACTTCAATGTGTATGGTGAGAACAGCAAGGCCGGACACTTTTTGGCTGATCAAATTGCAAAGATTAAGGAAGGCAGATTTGAGTGTTTTGGTGCCAACGAAACCAGAAGTTTCTGTCATGTAGAAGATGCTATAAGAGCCAGTATCTACTGTGCTGAAACACAGTCTCGTGAACTGATCAACATTGGCAACGACAGAGAAATCACCATCATGGATGCGGCCCAAATCATTGCATCAGCATTAGGTCATGACAATCCTACGTGGACAACCACACCAGGCAAGCCCGGAAGCACTGCCAGTCGCAGACCCGATATCACCAAATTAAGAAACATCATGTCAGACTACACACCAATGAGTTTCGAATTAGGTGTGAAAAAATCAATTATATAAACTGGCAAACTCGCCGCTTGCAAAACGCCTGCTGTTTCGTGTATAATACACAAGTATACAACAAAGGATATAAATGTCTAAAATTAAAATAGCGGAACTGTTTTATTCAATTCAAGGCGAAGGCAGGTACATGGGTGTGCCTAGTGTGTTTTTGAGAACGTTTGGTTGCAACTTTAAATGTGCGGGCTTCGGCATGCCGCGTGGTGAAGTAAGTCATGAAGCAACCGATCTTGCAGCCACACATACAATGGTCCGGGCTTTTGAAAAGTACGAAGAACTTCCACTTGTGAGTACAGGATGTGATAGTTATGCGTCATGGCATCCAGACTTTAAAGACCTAAGTCCCATGCTGGAAAGCAATGCTATTGTACATCGTATTATGGAAATACTTCCACACAAGCGTTGGGAAGATGAACATCTTGTGATCACAGGTGGTGAGCCATTGCTAGGTTGGCAACGTGCTTATCCAGACTTGCTTGATCACGATAGTATGCACCGTCTCAAAGAAATCACATTTGAAACTAACGGTACTCAACCTTTGTCGTCAGAGTTTAAAGAATATCTACAACGTTGGAGAGCACAACGTGAAATCACATTCAGTGTCAGTGCCAAACTGCCAGGCTCGGGTGAGAAGTGGGCAGAGGCCATATGCCCAGAAATAGTATGCGAGTATGAGCAAGTCGGTTACACCTATTTGAAATTAGTAGTAGCAACAGAACAGGATTTAACAGATGCAGAACAAGCAGTGTTGGAATATCGTACAGCAGGCTTTACGGGTCCTGTGTATGTCATGCCTGTCGGTGGTGTTGAGCGGGTGTATACCCTTAACAATCGTGCAGTGGCAGAAATGGCAATGCGAAAAGGCTGGAGGTACAGTGATCGACTACAAGTGCCACTCTTCAAGAACGAATGGGGAACTTGATGGGAATATTTGATCGCTTTCGTAAGAAGTCTGCGCCAGCAAAAGTCCGGGCTGACCCCAAGCCCAAGGCACCAGAAAAAACCGAAAAAGAACTTGCCACGGAAAAAAACGAGCCTTATGTTAGTATTGTGCGAATGGATGTGGATCCAAACAACTTGCATCAAGGTGCATTTGAACTAGACTGGAATGATATCTTTGTAGCACGATTGGTCAAAGCCGGCTACATGATGAAACCCGATGATACAGATTCTGAGATTGTGGATCGTTGGTTCCAAAATATTTGCCGCCATGTAGTAATGGAAACATGGGAACAAGAGCAGGCCATAGGCAAGCAGTATGTTAACAAACGTGACATAGGTGGCGGTCGTACAGAGGTCAGTTGATGGAACCACTCAAGCCACCAGCCACGTACAAAGTTTACACAGTGATCAAGCAGACTGGCATGGCCATGAACTATGTATATGTAAGCATGCCCAATAGTCTAAACTTTGGATCTGGCTTTTACGGAACTAGACACGAGGCTGAACAGGCTAGAACATTTGAACTACTCAAAGATAACACTACGCCTAAACCATTGTATCATGTGTTTGAACTTGAAATACCTAACCCAGCATACCAAGAATGAGTTGATAACTATATCAAATGTTGTCAAAGTAATAAATACTTGATGAGTATAATTTACAAAACAACCAATACAAAAAACGGAAAAATCTACATAGGTAAATCAAGCACCAATAATCCATTGTATCTAGGGTCTGGTATAATATTAAATCAAGCAATTAAAAAATACGGCAAACAACATTTCGTAAGAGAGGTGTTAGAAGAATGCAACGACAGTATTGTTGACACTCGAGAGAAATATTGGATATCCTTACTAAAGTCAACAGATCGTAATGTTGGTTATAACATTACTGATGGCGGCACTGGCGGAGATACTGTGTCAAATCATCCTCAGAAGAATGATATTGTTAAACGAAGAAATAATTCAGTAAAAAAATGGCACGATTCGTTGACCGAAGATGAACGTGTAGAACGTGGTAAAAAAATTAGCAATTCTAAAAAAGGAAAAAGCAACGGCCACGAAGGACATAAACAATCTGAAGAGACTAAACAGCGTATCAGACAAAATCAACCTAAAAAAACGGACAGTTGGAGGAAATCACATGCTGAAGCATCAGCAAAAAGAAGAGGTGTGCCATTGACAAAGAAGTATAAACCTATTATAGTTAATGGTGTTGAGTATCCTTCAGTACAATATGCTATGGATGCTTTAGAAATAAAGCATCGAGCAACTTTTTATGATAGAATAAATCGTAATATAATCGACGTAAAATACATATGAACATTTTTAATGAAATAAAAAAACTCAAACAAGAAGGTAAAAAAATTGGTATTGTTTTTAGCGCCTTTGATATGTTCCACGCGGGCCACATTGCTATGCTGTCAGAAGCCAAGAATCATTGTGACTACCTGATTTGTGGCCTCCAGACTGACCCAACTATCGACCGTCCGGACACTAAAAATCGCCCTATACAAAGTATTGTGGAGCGACAAATACAGTTGGCCGCATGCCGTTATGTTGATGAAGTTGTTGTGTATCAAACCGAACAAGATCTTGTTGACCTCTTGTTAATTTTGCCTGTAGATGTACGCATCTTGGGTGTAGAATATCAAGAGAAAAATTTCTCTGGCTATGAGGAATGTGGAATGCGTGGAATTGAACTAGTGTTCAATGGTAGAGATCACTCGTTCTCTAGTTCAAGCCTTCGCAAGCGTGTGGTTGCCGCAGAGACTGAAAAAGTATTGTTACAAAAATGATACTGTATGTGAATGGGTGCAGTCATACTGCGGCCGCTGAAGCCGCTGTTAATGAAGTGTTTGCCATAGATGATGGCAAGAATGGTATAGATCGTAGACCACATCCTGCAAATTTAGCAGTGAGTTGGTGTACTCGATTAGCACAAAGTCTTGGTATTGAATTGTATTGTGATGCCGAATCTGCATCAAGTAATGCTAGAATGATTCGTACCACACGTGATTGGATTGCTAACAACCCAGACCAGATGGCCAATACGTTCATGATCATACAATGGTCAACTTGGGAACGAGAAGAGTGGTTTCATGAAGGCATATGGTATCAGGTAAATGCTAGTGGATGGGATATAGTACCGCTAGAACTACGAGACCGTTACAAGAAATATGTAATTGATGTAGATTGGAAAACAGCAACTCGCAGAGCACATGATGAAATTTGGGCATTCCATCAAGAATTGGATCAACTTCAAATACCACACTTGTTTTTTAATGGGCACAGTACATTCAGTGAATTGCCAGCAGATCAGGATTGGGGTACCGCATATATTCACCCTTATTCCGTAGATTATTCCTATAGTGCTGTGTGTAAAAACAACGGTTTTGAGTATACTAATCCCAAAGGTTATCATTTTGGTGCTGATGCCCATTGCTTTTGGGCCAACTATGTGTTACAATACATCTACGATAACAACTTGATTGTGACCAATGAAATACGTACTGATTGATACTGCCAACATGTTCTTTCGTGCTAGACACGGAGCATTTAGAGCCGCGGACTCTTGGACCAAATTAGGGTTTGCTTTACATGTTACACTGATGGCTGTGAACAAAATGGCCCGACGCTTTGAAGCAGATCACGTGGTGTTCGCACTAGAAGGTCGCTCATGGCGCAAGGACTACTACAAGCCTTACAAGGCCAATCGTGCCGTAGCCCGGGGAAAAATGACCGAAGCAGAAGCAGAAGAAGACAAACTGTTTTGGGAGACGTATGACGAACTGACTAAATACTTGGCTACGAAAACCAACTGTAGCGTTATCCGATGTGCCACTGCTGAAGCAGATGATATCATAGCACGTTGGATTGCTTTACACCCCCAAGACGAACATGTTGTGGTCAGTTCAGACACAGATTTTGTGCAATTGCTTGCACCCAACGTCACCCAATATAATGGCATTGCTGATGAACTGTTAACTCTGGAGGGTATATTTGATGCTAAAGGTAAACTTGTCAATGATAAGAAAACTAAACAACCAAAAACCATCCCGGACCCGCAATGGTTACTCTTTGAGAAGTGTATGCGTGGGGACTCCTCCGACAATGTGTTTAGTGCATATCCGGGAGTACGCGAGAAAGGCACAAAGAATAAAGTTGGTCTCCGTGAGGCCTTTGGAGACAGAGACAAGCGTGGATATAATTGGAACAATCTCATGTTGCAACGTTGGACCGACCACGAAGGACAAGAACATCGTGTGTTAGATGACTATGAACGCAATCGTACCTTGATTGACCTCACCGCACAACCAGACGATATCAAGACAACCATAGACACAGCCATATGTGAACAGATCAGTCATAAGGATGTGGGACAAGTAGGCGTGAGATTTATGCAATTCTGCGGCAAGTATGAATTGAACAAATGTAGCGATGCGGCCGAACAGTTTGGTCGCTGGCTCAATGAAACATATAAAGGAGTGCTAGATGATATTAGCCAAACCAGTAGTAGACAATCAGTATTACATACTCAAGAAGGATAATCGCAAGATTGGCCAACTTGAAGTAAAAGAGAACGGTAACTGTACAATAAAAATTCTTGATAGTGTAGTAAGTTACAAAACTATCAAGATGGCTCGAGAGGCGGTTGACATCCAATTCGAGCCAGCCGAAATAGTAACTCCATTGCCACCAAACGTGGTATATGGTCACGAAGTCCAAGGCGAAGTGTTTAATCCGCTATGGGACGTGAAACACAAATTGCCGCTGTTCACTAGAGAAGACAAAAGCAAGTCATGGTTTGCCGCCGGTTGGTACAAGGTCAAGCAACATCGCAAGTGGCGAGTGGTACAACACCCTAAACTTATTACCCTGGAGCGTTATGCTTACCAAGGTCCATTCCAAACCAAGGAGCAAGCAAGTGTCTAATCCTTTTCGTGATCAAGAAAAATTCATGAAGGCCTGCGAACAAACAGTAGGCGAGTTTAATGAGGCACAGTATCAACTGTATTGCAATCTCATAAGTGAAGAGTTTGACGAATTAGTGGCTAGTAAAACCAAAGTAGATGATCTTGATGCATTGATTGACATTTTGGTTGTGACCATTGGTGCTATACATAGCCTTGGTGCTGATGCCGAAGGTGCTTGGAAAGAAGTCATGAGCACTAACTTTGCCAAGATTGACAAGCAAACAGGTCGGGTACGCAAACGTGAAGACGGCAAAGTACTCAAGCCGGCAGGTTGGACTCCACCTTACCTAGAACAATTTGTAAAATGAGTTTACACATCAATCGTTTTGTTGACAGCATCAAGGCACATGAATCACGCGGTCAGCGTGATTTTGTCATGACCATGCGTGAAGCCAAAGATCTTCACAGTGACATTACAAAACTGTTACTAACACTAGAAACGTTACATACTCGACCAAAACAAGAAACAATCACAGTAGAATTGGATGGTGGCAGTTTCAAAACCACGTAGTTTTTGAGATAAATAAACTACGGAGATAACGATGTCAAGACCCAAGCCAAATGTGTTAATCGAGCATACTGATAAAGCAACCTACAAGACCGAACAAGTGTTGGCCTCTGAAGGCGTGTGGGCGGTATTTTTTGATTTTAAACCTATCAATCTCAAAACATCTAACATGCTCACACAATATCCTGGGCCCAAGTACAAGAAGGTGTCGTTCTCCAACCCCGGACATGCCAAAAACTTGGCACGTAAACTCAACACACAATTCAAGACCGACAAATTCACAGTTGTACTCTTGACGCAGGGGGCGCAAGTATACCCCGATGCCAAATAAATCTCAACTTACTCAACAACTGTTAGATCAATTGCCAGCAGATGACCGGCCTAGTTTTGAATGGGCGTTAAAGTCGTGGTGGCAAGATTTGCGAGATGATGGTGGATTGAGATTGAGTATATCTGGGTATGATGTTTTTAAATTTTTATCCATTGAACAATATGAGTTTGATTTTACAAAAGTGTTGAGTCCCAGTTTGTTAATGACTCTGAATCGAAAATTAGACTGTCCTTACTATATCAAAGTTGGCAAGACTCCTAGATTGATCATGTTTGGAAGCCAACAATCTATCATGTACGCCATGTATGGCGACTTGGAAAAATTTTTACGTTATCTTGAAAGACTTTAACCCCATCGCTTTGTTTCTTCAATCGGTGGTCCAGAGTTGCCTAGTATATCTCCTAGTAATTTATAGTCGGCAAACAATCTATATCTAAATCCTCGGGAAATTTCTCTAAGTACACGTTGAGTCTTTACATCGTAGCGATTGATTTTTTCTATTAGATCTTCCATAAACACATTGCGTTGAACCAAATCAAGATTGTGTTGAAATCTTGGAAGATTATTTTGTATAAACTTTCTAGTACGATCGATATCTTGTAATAAATGTAAATTCTTTTCTACAGCATGATAGGCACGATCCCAAGGATCCGCCAGGCGTTCGTAACTGTGATCCACAATATCATCAAATACGTCAAATCCCAAGCGTCTCATTGATTCGGGGATGGCCCAACCCCCTACCCAAATTGGCAATGTGCCACCATAGATAGCCATGATAGTTTTTTCTGTTTTTAAAGTTTCGCGTTCATAGAAACTGGGCTCAGTAATCAAACTAACACAACTGGGTTCAAACAAAGTATCTTTTAACAAGCCTGCATAGTTTTCACCGTTTCTGATTTGTCCGTATCGTAGTCCCTGATCTAGAAAAATTTCTTGCCCAAATGTATAAGACTTTTCGGGTATATTGACTTCGGTATTGTTTATAATTTGTTTATAAAGTTCGGACTTGGTATTTGCTATCATCTTGTCACGACTGAGTATAACCTGCTTCCAACAAAGAGAGTGTGTATAATTATTCAATTTAAAATGTTCAATTAATATGAGTAAAAATTCTCTGTTGAGCCTTGGCTTGTTGATCATAAAATTAAATGCTCGAGTCTTATTGCTCCAGTTGGGTTGTATATTGCGCGATTCAAATTCCTTTGCCTCAGCGGCTAGGAATATAGGCATGCACAGTAGATTGTAATTGTATAATTCGTCATCGTGGTTAATATGATCAAATACCACTAGATGTTTCATAGGATCACAGGCGCTGTTTTCCAGTAGAGTTTTTACATGGAAACAATGATTGTCGTCATCGTAGTGATGATCATTAACATAAATTATTTCAGGCTCGGTTAGAATTTCGCCATTATAGCGATATGTTGGGCCAAAGATTTCTATCATAGGAGGTATTTACTAAGTATTTGCATGTACTGGAACAATCCCACCATACGGGTAACTTACCCGCTAAACTCACAATCTGACCCAATTACTCAAAGTTTTCACAACGGAGTGCATTGTGTATTTTACGATCCTGCTGTGCCCAAGGAATCTATACGATATCAACAATCACTACAAGATATTTGTGACTGGGCCAACGGTCACATCGAAAGAGACGGAATAGATGGATTCATTAACAATCCCAGAAATCACTACGACATTGCTAATATTGTAAAATTAAACATGTGGATTGACGATATCCGAAAACAAGGTATTGTGAAACCTATGAACATATTTTATGATGGACAAGAACAATATGGTATCAATAATGGCGAAAGTCGACTGCGGGCCGTAGAACGTATTACTGGTCTCTCTAATGTATCGGCATTTATATGTACTAGACAAGAATATGCTGATCGGTTTAGTCACTTAGAGCAGGTACGTGATTTTGAACATTTTGCTTTTTTATGTAAGGCATTTGATTACGGACGCGAACAACTATTCTTGTTTCAACTCACTGACCCCGAAGCACCATATGGCATGTTCTGGTATGAATACGATAGTCAACTAACTGCGCCAGTTACGCCACCAGAAGCATTTTGTGTTACTGCTCTTTATGATTACCTAATACACAATGAAGACTTTAAGTTTACACCTGAGTGGTTCGACCACTTAAAGACCTGGCCCGTTTGGTGACGGAATAGTCCAGTAGTTTATTTGCATGGCTCTGCGTACACTATCAAAATGTATAGCAGGATAACTATGCCAGGTAGTTTCACTGGGCACAAAAAACATACAACGATTGTCTCGGCTTTCTACAACATAACCATCTTCTAACACAGTACCTGGCCACAATTTAGAATGATCAGTATAGACCAGTGCTGTAAGTTTTTTTTCCAACAGGTCGTGGTGGCGTTCAAGATAAAAGTCTCCGTAGTCTGAAATAACTTCCACTCGCGGATACAAGTTAGTATAGTCTATTCCAGTATGTGATTCAAAATATTTTTTTATTTCTCCAGCATGGAGATCTTCCCACAATTGATACATGTGTGGATATTGTTCAGCATATTCTGGTCCAATAAAAATACGATCACCATCAACCCGTCTTCCGGGCAAAGGTTGTGATCCAGTGTATTCAACCGACTTGAGTTCAGCCAGGCAGTCGGATGACAAGAAGTCATCTATTATCCAATGTGTCCAAGGTTGATTATACTTTGTTGTTGTCATAAAACGTTTTCTGTGCTATCTGTTGCCAATCAAGATGACGATCACCAGTGGGATTGATAGAGACGTCTAACCAAGGCAACGAATCATTGGCATGTCCGGCAAACCCCATCTTGGGCAATAGCAAGTGTTCTGGCCAGCGTTCTAAAAACTTTTTTCTTATCAATGGTTTGCCGACCGCACTGACTTTGAACTCCCAAGGTAAGTTTAATGCAAATTGCATCACGCTCTTAAGTTGAAAAGGTTTGCGTGTTTCTATCCCATGCGCACCACCTATGCGATCACTGCCGGGTGCGTCGGATCCAATTATCTGGCACCAGTAGTCAGCCAACAACGTGGCTTGCTTTGGATTATTGTCGTACACCTCCAGGCAACGTTGCCATACCGCAGGATCAATGTGCAAACTGTATGGACTAGTACTGTGTTCTGTGGTGTAGTCTATTGTTTGATATACTCCGTATCCACCAAACAACTCGTCGGCAGCCTGACCAGAAAATAATACTCGTTGAGTACAAGATTTGGCCACTATCCAATTGCCTACATAACTCCAACTTTGCACTGGCATTCGGGTACGTTTTATAAGTTGTTGATATTCTTGAGCATATTGTTCATAGTCCACAGATATCTCTGTTAGTCGTTGTTGTTGAGACGGAGATAAAAATTCTCTAACACGGTCGGCTATGGGATCTTTACCGGTCATGTTTATGGCTATTAATTGTGCAGGATTCAAATCACGCAAGATGATACTACTATCTAGTCCACCTGAGTAACTAAGAGCCGTAGCACATTCGGGTTTGATAATACGCATGGCACGTGTCCAAACAGCATCAAACTCTTGATAAGCGTCATCAAAAGTTAAATTATCTCTGGGTTGTATCCAACTCCAAATGTTGTCCAGGCTATTGGCAGCCTCATGATTGGAGTACAGTCTTCCCGGTTCGAGACGTTCAATACCGGCCCAGGCGGTCTCTTGCTGTAGTGTCCAACATTTATTGTTATAAGGCACAGCCACTTTAACTGCATTGATGTAACACAGTATAGGGGCAACTTCACTGCATACAATTACCGTGTTGTCATCTTGGTATCGATATAGATAATGTTCACCCTGCGGATCACTAGCGTACATGGTGGTTTCAAAGTTGGTATAAACCCAAGCCCATGGTCCTTCAAAGTACTTGAACAGTCTGTGATCCTGACGTGCCGCGTGGTAAGCCAATTCAATGTCGTTACTGTAACCGCCATGCCAGCGAAAGTCGTATATTTCGCCGTTATAAGCAAAAAAGTCCGTGCCGGTTCTATTGTAAAAATCCGCTTTGCCTGTGATGTGTAGAACTGTTTGTGCTATAAATCGATTTCCTCGATGTTCGTAACGTGTAAAGTCAGGTCCACGACTTTTTAATATTTCCAGGGCAATTAGATGTTTTTCTAGTGGAATAACTTCTCGGCTTTCTACAAACAATATGCCGCACATTATCTAATATCCCGACTGAGTTGTTGTAGCCACATTGATTGATTTTCATTCCATATGCGTGAGAGTTCAGCAAGCAATGTTTGATTATGAAATGCCGCTGCCTGACAGCGAGATTTCACTTGCGACCATGGAAGACTTTTTACTTGTACAATTGTTTTTTTAGCAGAGTTTATAAAATTTGGTATTTTGTATTGTGCCTCCAATAGACGATCGTAACTGTGATCTACAATATCATCTAATACATCAAACCCTAGTTCACGCAATTTTGCTACAGTATATCTCCCACTGTAAGCAACCCAAGGCACAGGTGTGACTAAGCATCTGAATATTTTTTCACTTATGCTAATAACATTGTCACTACTGTAGGTTTCTACAATGATATTTGTCCAACTTTGACTATAAGTCATATCATGTTCAAGAGTGTGATTTTTAATAGGCATTTGATTGGCTAATGTTAAAAATGCATTTCTTTCTTGGTCTGTAGCAGAGTGCAAAACAGATTCATCAACAAAAGCCTGCAGGCGAATATCTTTGGACGCCACACGTTTGCTACCGATTTGACAATTAAAACTAACGTAACCAGAATCAAATCCAAGATTTTGGTATATTCCCAACAACACCTGCATACGTTTATAATCCAAACGATTCACAGCAAAAGTATAATCACGATCGGGAGTCCAGGTTTGATTGTCTGGAGTGTACGAATAAATTCCGTAAAAACTCTGTGGTGCTCGATAAATTTTATACAAACTAGGACAGTTTAAAAAATTGTCAGTAATAACAGTGGTATCACGATCAAATAGATAAGGTGTATCTTGAGACTTGTCGGCAGCACAGTCCCAAAGATCGTCTACTAAACTAACCACAATCTTTTGGTCGCCACGTTGCCAACACGACCGAGAGGCACTTACTGGATTAATATTTTGATAGTTGTGCTGTTGTAGGCATGCATAGATGTTGTTTACTAATTGCTTTTCTTGTGATTCACATTGACTCTTGCGCCAAATCTCGCCACTATGTATTACACCCGGTTCATCAGTTGTCATTGTAATACTTATAGCACAAAAGTACTAGTTTTTAGAAATCCAAAAATGTAACAAAAAGTAGTACTTTTTTGTTGCAGAATACAACGAGATTTCGGTTGACCCAGAATTCCCTTTTTGCTATAATACTTGTATGGAACTTAAAAAGCAGTCACGTAAAAAACGAGTGGATCGCACACATATTGTGTACTTTATCCAAATTGGATTGGAGTACTATATTGGTGTTACAGCAAAGACTCAACGCACAATCAACATGAGCCTGCGTTCACGTATCAACAAGCACATCTATCGCTCACGCACAGAAGACAAAAGTTGGCGTCTGTACGAAGCAATCCGTGCCGCTGGCGAGTCGGCTGTTAACTTTGCAATCATAGACATTGTGCGTGGCAAGACCGAAGCACACACATTAGAGCGTGAACTAATACGAAAGTATACACCTGCTCTTAACACAGATGTGCGTACAAAAACGGTTGACCAATAATTACCGATTTGTTATAATACTTGTATAGAAACTAAAAGGAGTCCTCTATGACAGTAACAGTAAACGGTGTCAAAGTAGACACAATTGTAGCCGAAGCCAAGTCAGCCGCTCGTGAGGCCGCTGAAAAGTTTTTCCGAGAAAAACTTGGCGGACGAGATCAGTTTGCCTGTGGCTTTGCCTGGGTTGATATCTTTGGTGTCAAAGGCAATACCAAACTGGGCCGGGCTCTTAAAGAAGCAGGCGTGAGCAAGAGTCACACCGGAGCGTTCCAAATCTGGAATCCAGCCAACATGTACGTACAAAACGTAGACACACTGGAAGCAGGTGCCCAAGCGGCGGCTGATGTGTTCAAGAAATACGGATTCACAGCCTACGCTGGTAGCCGATTAGATTAAGGAAATCGTATGATTGAAATGTTTTTATTCCTGGCCATTACCTTTGTGATCAAAGTTTGGTTCATCAACCGATACATGTAAGGAAATCTTATGAGACTAACACCACTTGACGAGCGTATGAATGCAGACATTGATGCGCTGATTGCCAAATTAGAAGCGGCAAAAACAAGTAGAACTTATCTACAACGTGCCAGCCTTGTGGGCAAGATTGCCGAACAATGCCAAAGTTATGAATTTTATTGGGAAGATAGACTTTACAGTCTAATGGATTAAATGTATAATGTAGCAAGCCCAACTCAACAACAAGATTTTGAATCTTTAGATCTAGCCATGGCGTATGCCCGGGCGTTGGGTGAGTTTGTTACTATCACAGGCAATGGCATGGAGATTGTGGGTGTGTTTGGCGCTGACAGCATCCGAGACGGGCGGTGCCCGGATGGTGTTGCATACGATTGGATGAAGCGGAGATCGCAGTGAACGAACGTATTAAACGACTAATGAGACAGACGCTGGACGAAAAGTTCAGCCATACCTGGACCACCATGACCCCCGAGGACTTGGAAAAGTTTGTGAAATACTTTGCTGAGTTGCTGATCCGCGACTGTGCCGATACTGCATATAAATTTGATGG